ATACTTGGTAGTCGCGATGTTGACGCATCCACTACCACTAGATCTCAACTGCTTGAACAGGAGAACTCCAGCAATGAATACTTATATCAGACCTTGGATTTGCTATACATATCTATTGAAATGGTTTAAAACCAACATGAAATATTATGGTGGCAAATGGGCGCGGAATTGCCATCCCGACGATTTGTGGGTTACATATTTCACCTCATCTAAAATTGTTAACAAATACATCGAACAAAATGGTGATCCAGACGTGATACAAATTCGAAAAATATTTGGCGAGAATCAAACAGCATGTTATTCTTGGGAAACGCGTGTATTGAATAAACTAGACGTTAGATCACGAGAAGATTATCTCAATAAACATAACAACGACGGAAGAGTGCCGACCTGCTGGGAATCCCAAGAATTCAGATTAAAACGGTCAAAATGTTCTTCGGAAAGTAATAAAAAGCGTATATTAGAAGGAACCCATCCTTTTGCAGGTGTACTCGGTACTGCGAATGCGATTAAAAGAAATAAGACTATGGTAGAAAATGGCACTCATCATTTTCTCGGATCAAAATTTCAACAAGATAGAGTCGCACGAGGTGTTCATCAATTTTCTGGAGAAAAAGGTTCTTTGTTTGCTAAAGAACGTAATAGTAAATTACTGTCAGAAGGTAGACATCATTCTCAAATTGACATGATTTGTGATGTATGCAACTTAAAAGTAAAAGGACCAAGTGGACTTTCTAGCCATAAAAGACATAAACATCCTTCTCTTGTCACAATGAAAATCCTTTGAATGAATCTGATGATGCGTCGTTTTTGATATCCCCGACAGTATAGGAATTGATCTGAGTTTCCTGAGGAGCTACTTGAATTTCAGCGCCTGCGATCCATTTCGCATCCCAAGGTAGAGGATTTTGAACATTCTTGAATCCTTGAATGCCCACGGCGCGAGCACGTTTCGCTGCGATATAATCGACATACTCGTACAGGATTTCTTCGTTGAGTCCAAGCATTGAACCGGTCGAGAATAGGTATTTGGCCCATGCTTTTTCCTGGTTCACGACTTCAGTGAACAATTGCTGAATGTATTCAGCATCAAATCGCTGAATTCGTTCAAATTCTGGATCATCTTTGGGAAGAAGCTTGATGAGTTGCTGAGTCACTCCAAGATGGATGTTTTCATCTCGAGCAATGAACTTGATGAGTTTCGCATTACCTTCCATTTTACCCTGTTCAGCAAATGCCCAGGAGCAGATGAAAGATACATAGAACCGAATACCTTCTAAAGCATTAACTGCGTGAATAGTCCGCCAGATTTGTTCTTTAACAGCATATTTGTAATCCCGAGACGGTGACCACATAGACAGATTAGTCGTGGCATTATAATCAATAAGTCTATCGTATTCTTTCGAAACACTCTTAGCGCAGTCCACGATTTCTTGAATTTCCAACATCTCATCGAACACTTTCGACGGATTTGGATAGACGTTCTGCAGCAGATAAGAGTATGTGCGATTATGAATACGCTCGAAATACTCCTGAACTTTCCACCAGCCTTCGAGTTCAGGGTCAGATGTGACCGGTCCAAAGGCAAGAGATAAAGCTCGCCCTTGGACCGAATCTAGTAGAATTTGCCGTTTCAGATTGGACGTGAAGATATGCTCTTCTTCTTTCGTCAGACTCTTGAAGTCTTTGATATCCCTCTCGAGTGAAACCTCTTCTGGCTGCCAGAAGAATCCCTCTTGTTTACGCGCAAGTTTCAGGAATTGTGGATACCGAACCTTGTCGTAGCGCGCAATAGTCGCCGTAGGACCTAAGAATAATCTTGGTTCTTTCGACGTATTGCGCTCCGAAATATCAAAAACTGAATACGACATCTTACTCCTTAATGTTAATCACAAAACGCTGGCGCGTAGAACAACGCAAACGTCAGCGTGATCATACCGAGAATGAACAGTTCCATTCTAAGTCACTCCTTTCTATTTGTAAAGCCTCAAATGACACAAGTGTCACAACCTTCTTCGGTTTCTTCCTCCCCAGCATTATCGTTGGTGTTGAAGTAATAGAGGCATTTCCCACCGTATTTATAAAAGGTCAATAGATCCTGCAGAAGAGTATTCATAGAAATCTCATCGCCCGGGAAGTTTTTCGGATTGTAAGATGTATTGACCGAGATCGACTGATCCATATATTTTTGGAAAATCGCCATAGTCTTCAGATAAGGAATAGGTGAATTCTGATTCCACAGGTAATCGTAGCGTCGTCCATATTTCTTGATTTCCGGAACGACTTGCTTTGATACCTGATCTTTGTTGATCTTGATTGAGATCGGACCACGCGGATCTTCGATACCATTCGTAGAATTGGAAATGAGACTCGAAGTTTCGGCTGGCATGAAAGCCATGAGCGTAGAGTTTCGAATGCCGTAGTTGCTTAGATCATCTCGAAGTGATCCCCAATCCTGTTTATCTTTATGAGGAACAATCTCGTCGACTTCTTTCTTGTATGTATCAATCGGTAGCACTCCACCAGCATACTTTGTATGACTGATTAGATCACATGGTCCTTTTTCTTTTGCGACCTCGACCGACGCTCTAATGAGTGCATAAGACCAGGCTTGTGCAAAGTCGTCGATTTTTTCGTAATCTTCAGAAGTGATAGAATTGTATCGAATGTTATTCTTGGCTTTCCAGTGCGAAAATCCAGTAATCCCAATACCAAGGCTACGCCTCCGAAGAGCACCATGAGCCCCAGCAGCAACAGGATATTCCTGATAATCCAAGAGCTCATCAAGAGCGCGCACAAGCAAATCAGCAAGACGGATAAGATCTTTATTCTGGTCATTCAGTTTCCCCGCATTAATAGCAGCCAATACGCAAAGCGCGATTTCTCCGGACCCATCGAACGGATTCTCGAATGGTTTGGTTGGAAGTGTAACTTCCGTGCAAAGATTGGTCATTCTAATCGGAGCAAGTTCAGGAATGAACGAGCCGTGAGAATTCACATGATCGACGTTCATGATATAGATTCGGCCGGTTTCCTTACGCTCCGTCATCAGAGTCGTGAAGAACTCCAGAGCCTTCATGGAAGTTTTTCGGATTTTCTTGTTATTCTCATACTTTTTGTACAAGTCCTGGAACTTATCTTCATTCTCGAAGAAGGCTTCGTACAGTCCTGGCACGTCCGATGGTGAGAAGAAGGTAATATCACCACCTTCAATCAGACGCTCGTAGAAGAGTCTGGAAAGCTGAACAGTATAATCTAGATTGTTGATACGGTTTTCTGGAGTTCCTTTATTGTTTTTCAGGACGATCAGATCTTTGAATTCCTGATGCCAGCCGACGTAGTTCAGATTACCAGAGCCTTTACGAACTCCACCTTGATTACAAGACTGAACAGCTGCTTCCCACAAACGATAGAATGAGAACACGCCAGTATGTGTAGATTGGCCGCCGCGAATTGGTGAACCAAAGCCGCGCAAAGCTCCGCCGCCGATGCCAATTCCGGCCTTCTTTGCAACATAGAGACCGATCGCAGTCGCAGTCGAGAAAATAGAATTCAGATTATCATCGGCTTCGATCAAAGTACAGGATGAGAATTGCTTCTCGGGAGTTCGCATACCCGCCATAATCGGCGTCGGTAGTGACAGCTCAAATTGAGACAGAGCATTATAGAAATTCACGACATATTCTAGACGACGCTTCTTCTCGTATTTGTGGAAGAACGTCATTGCGATGAGCATGAAAGCCATTTGCGGCGTCTCGAGAATACGGCTGGTCATTCGGTTTCTGATTAGATACTTTGTCCGCATGAGTTCCATTCCAGCATAAGGAATGTCGTAGTCTCGATCATGAATGATATGCCCATCGAACCAATCGAGTTCGTCGGGAGAATACCATTCTAGAAGTTCGGATGTATAGAACCCAAGGTTTACATTTTGTTCAATTAGTTTAGTCAGACTATACTTTTCGAGCGATCCGTAAACCTCTTTATAGAGAGACCAAAGCAGAAGTTTCGATGCAACATACTGATAGTTCGGGGAGTCTTCAGTGATCAGATCAGCAGCAGAACGGATGAGCGTCTCTTGAATATCTGAGCTCTTGATATTGTTATAGAGCTTTAGTCCGGATGCCAACTGTAGACTTGAGACGGAAACATCTTCAATACCTTCACACGCCCATCTACACGCTTCGTGAATCTTTTCGATATCTAGATCGACTCTTGTTCCATCTCTCTTTGTTACTTTCAATTGGTAGTGCTCCTTAGTCTATACACTTACTTCTGCTTTGATTGTTGGATGTGATTCATAATTGATAACCTTTACGTCGTCAAAAGTAAAGGCATCAATTGAGTCTCTATGGTTTAGTTTCAGTAACGGGAAATTCTTCGGAAGTCTAGAGCATTGTTCGCGAGCTTGATCTAGATGGTTTGCATACAGATGATAGTTGCCGAGAGTATGAACAAAATCTCCAGGAGTATATCCACAAACATCCGCGATCATTCGAGTCAGCAAAGCGTAGCTGGCAATATTGAATGGAACTCCGAGGAACATATCGGCGGATCTTTGGTATAGTTGGCAGGACAACTCGTTTTTGGTATTCACATCGAATTGGAAGAAACAGTGACATGGCGGAAGAGCCTGATCCGGAACATCGGCAGGATTCCACGCAGTCACAATATGACGAGTGCTGAATTTGTTTTTCTTTAGTTCTTCGATGACGTTCGCGAGCTGATCAATTTCCCCGAATGCAACTGCGTCACCAAATTCAGAATAAACAATACCATCCCAAGCACGCCACTGTTTACCATACACCGGACCCAAATCGCCATTCGTATCGGCCCATTCATCCCAGATATGAACACCGTTATCGACAAGATACTTGATGTTCGTCGAGCCTGAGATCAACCATAGAAGTTCGTGAACGATACCTTTCATGAAGACCTTCTTGGTCGTCAGGAGAGGGAATCTATCGTTCCGAAGATTGAACCGCATCTGCGCACCGAAGCGACCATATCGACCAGTTCCAGTTCGGTCTGGAATCAGATTGCGAGGATCTTCAGAATCATTCAGAAGATTCGCCATGAGTTGAAGATACTGGAGCTCTTCGAAGTTTGTGTTCTGATTCATTTCATGTCCTCGTAATCTAGAAAGTAGGATTTTCCGCAAATATCACATTTCCACCGTTCGCCGTCAAAGCCGTCATACGAAGTATAGAGATTGCGACATTGTCTCCACGTGCCGGTTGCACCTGGAGGATCCCAACTTCTTCTCGGATTCTCTTCCGAAAACGGAATGAATACTGCAGGATCAATACATTCTTTCGAAGTCATGATATTCTATGCAT